ATGAGAACGGAACGCTTCATGCACAAAGAGGCAGGGGTTGTTCTATCCCAGCTTCTCAAGCACTTCGATCACGACCGGCAGCCGGTAAAGGAAGTCGTCGAAGCTCGTTGTCGGATCATCGCCTCCGAACATTTCGACCGGCGAGTGGCCGCATGTGTCGCTAAGGGCATGGAGCCCTCGTCTGAAGACCGTAAGGAGCGAATGATCAACGCATTGGTGGAGATCGCGCTGGTGTCGTTCTGGCACCGCTACGCCTTTCTCAGCGACATGCACTACCGCTTCGCCCTGGGTGTTGGAGCTTAACCCTTCACCTTCACCGGTTTCCAAATAATCTTCTCCCGCACCCGGTCGAAATCGGGGAACTCCATCATGATCCTGCACTCATAGGTGTCGCACTTCTCGCACCGAAACGGCAGCGTCCTCGGATCGCGGGAATGGCCATATACGCCCGCCAAATCTTTCGAGAGGAAGCGGGCTTGTCTCCCGCAGCTCTTGCACTCCACGACCACGATCAGCTTGTGGATCGATGCCTTGCCGATGGTGTCGATGTAGATGGCCATGTCCGGAGAAATGGAACGGAAGGAGAACATCGTCAAGGAGACAACGTGACCCAGTTCGTCTATTCACCCGAAATTCTAACCCTCGAAACTCTCGGAACCTGCCTTCTTATGTGGCACATACAGTCCGGGAAGTTCTGCCTCCACCATGTCGAGAAGATTAGCGAGAGTTTTGACGTCGTCCTCTCCCAAGAGCTCTCTAGTGTCCTCCGAGAGAAGTTCCTTCCGCAACTTGTCGATCTCGTATCTTGGGAGGTTAAGAATGTTCGTCTCCCTCATTAATCTGAATAACGTCCGGAAATGAGCAATACCTAAAAAGGCAACGAAGACGATCAAGAACCATTGCATCGCCTCCGGTGATATGAACCCTCCGTCAAACTCATCTGAGTTGAATTTAATCAAAGTTCCGATGATATAATTGCAGGCAATCAATACTGCAAACAGGATCATCATCGATGATCTTAGAATAAATCTTGCAAAGAATGCGTCCCGTCTGTCGAGCAAGACCGTATGTAACTGCGAAAGCCGGCGGTAAAATTGCTTTTTTAATCTGGACTTGGTGAACGAGTTTATCTTGTAGGTGTATCTGGCAACCAACAAGCTGAAGATGAGGGACAGAGTAATACCAGTTATGGGATTTGTGAGGAAGTTATACAGGTAGTCCATTCCGTCGCCCTCGATTCACGTCCTGCACAGTACTTGTTTTGCGGCTGAGCAGAAAAGCAGTTTCAATCATTAGGAGAGAACATGAGCTGTAATCCCCAGCTCTTTCAGCGTCAGATCGAGCTGGAGATCGACATGAGCAACCTCGGCGCTGCCCGGTTTGCCTCTCGCGTCAACAAGGAGATCGAGCAGGAGCGCGGCGGTGAGACCAAGGCGGTCCAATGGCTGATCAAGCGCGACATCAACGCCGTGTCCGAAGCGATCCGACTGTTCGTCGAGGAGGTCTACTCCGGTCGTCCTGGCCCCAAGGCCGTCGCTGCCAAGCTGATCCGAGACATGAACCCGGATGTGGTCGCCTTCATCGCGATCAAGTCCTGCCTCGGGCGGCTGATGTCGAAGACGATCACGCCCCTGACCAACCTCTCGCTGCACATCGCGTCAGCGCTGGAGAACGAGGCCCGGTTCGAGCGCTTCGCGATCCTGAACCCCGGGATGTTCGCGAGGCTCGAGAAAGACCTGAACGAGGACGGCGCGACCGAGCAGCACAAGCGCAAGGTCCTGATCTACGCGATGGGCAAATACAACATCCCGTGGGACCGCTGGACCCGGAGCGACTGTGTCCTCCTCGGTTCCAAGATGGTCGAGGTCGTCGCGAACGCCACCGGCCTGATCGAGTTCAGCCTGAACCAGACGGCCTTCACCGGCCATTACAAGGACCAGCATCAGGTCTTTCTCACGGAGAAGGCCAGCGATTGGGTCAACAGTAGCCTCCTGAGGGGTGAACTCATGTTCCCCTATTGGATGCCCACCGTGATCCCGCCGAAGGAATGGACCGGTCTGACCGGGGGCGGCTACCACTCGGATGCCGTCCGTCCGCTCGATCTGGTTCGTCGGGCCCGAAAGGAGCACAAGGAGCTTCTGATGGCCTCGGACCTGACCATGGTTCTCAAGGGTCTGAACGCGATCCAGAACACGCCATGGCAGATCAACCGGCAAATCCTCGACGTGATGAAGCAGCTCATCAAGGCAGGAACCGGGGTGGCTGGGACGGTCCCGCTCAAGGACGTCGACATGCCGGTGAAGCCGTGGGACATCGACACGAACCCGGAGGCCCTGCGCCAATGGAAGTGGGATGCCCGGGACGCACACGCGGCGAACTACCGGCGTCGGCAGGACCGGCTGATCCAGCACGGGCTGATTGAACTGGCGGAACGCTTCAAGGACGAGGGGGCGATCTACTTCCCGCACAACCTCGATTTCCGGGGGAGGGGCTATCCGGTCCCGCTCGTGCTGAACCCGCAGGGCTCGGACAACGTCAAGGCGCTTCTCCGGTTCGCCGAGGGCAAGCCCCTTGGTGAGGACGGTCGGCGCTGGCTGGCGATCCAAGGAGCGAACACCTTCGGGGTCGACAAGGTTGCCTTCGACGAGCGCGTGACGTGGGTCGAGGAGAACACCAGCAAGATCGTCCGCTGCGGTCTGAACCCGCTGAATGATCTCTGGTGGACCGAGGCGGACAAGCCGTGGTGCTTCCTCGCCTTCTGCTTTGAGTGGACCGAGATGCTCCAGTGCGGGATCGACGGGCGCGAGTTCCGGTCGCACCTTCCCATCGCCCAGGACGGCTCCTGCAACGGGCTGCAGCACTTCTCGGCAATGCTCCTCGACAGCATCGGGGGCAGGGCGGTGAACCTGATCCCGGCAGACAAGCCGCAGGACATCTACCAAGCGGTCGCCGACCGTGTAATGGAGAAACTGCGTCTTATTCACTCCACTGTCGGAGAAGTTCCGTTCGTGGAAATGAGTGAGCCCGAGGCTGACGACAAGAAGAAGAAGGGCCCGACCCGGGAAGAACTCGGGCGCTGGGCCCACGGATGGCTGGCCTTTGGCATGGACCGCAAGATCACCAAGCGTCCTGTCATGGTCCTGCCTTACGGCGGAACACCTCGGTCGTGCCTCAAATACGTCGAGGAGGCCGTCATGGAGAAGATCAACGGTGGCAAGGAGCACAACTTCGGTGACGAACTCAAACGGGCAATCTCTTGGCTTTCCAGCCTCGTCTGGGAGAGCATCGGCGACGTTGTGGTTGCCGCAAAGGACGCGATGGGATGGCTCCAGAAGACTGCCCGACTGTCCGCCAAGGCCAACAAGCCCCTCTACTGGCAGACGCCGTCCGGCTTCGTGGCCTACCAGCTCTATCCCGAGGTCAAGCATAAACTGATCAAGACGCGCATCAATGGCGCAATCGTCAGGCTCAGCAACTACGAAGAGACGGATACGGTCAATGGCTCGAAACAGTCGACCAGCATCAGCCCCAACTACGTACACTCCATGGACGCAGCGGCCATGGTCCTCACCGCTGCCCACCTCGCCGAGGCCGGGATCACCAACCTCGCGATGATCCATGACAGCTACGGTACCCACGCCTGTGACACGACCTTCCTCAACACGGTCCTGCGCAGGGTCTTCGTGGACATGTACCGGGCTCGACCGCTTCAGGTTCTCAAGGAAGAGGTCCTGCAGCAATGCCCCGAGATCGCCGACGATCTGCCCGAGCTTCCTCCAGACGGAACTCTCGATCTGCAACAGGTCATGAAGTCCGATTTCTTCTTCGCCTAAACCTCTCCACAAGCGGAGAGATTGCGACGGTGGAAACAATAGGGACAACAGTAGCGATTTCACCAACGAAACAGCATCACCAAGGATTTCTCAGAATGAACCAAGGTATCACCATCCGCCTCGGCGCTTCCCACAACAGCCTCACGGTTGCTTCGAATGGGCTGGCCTTCGACATGTCCGCCTTGGACAAGACCGAGCGGTATGAACTGCGCCGCGCCCTGATCGAGAGTCTCAAGACGACTGGCTACTTCGGCAAGAAGGAGCAACGCCGCGCCGTGTTCCGCGCCCGCCAGAAGGGCCGCGCATGACAACCGCCCTCATCATCACCCTCATGATCATCACGTACTTCATCCTCAACGAAAGGTGGCCCGATGCCACGGCTTGACCGAGACGCCCTGAACAACGCCAACCCGAAGTCGGTCGCGATGGCGACACTGCAGACCCTCATGGGTTTGGAGAACCACCCGCCGCACATCCAAGTGATGGCCGCTGCTGCCGTCTTCCTCTCGCTCGCCGATCATCTTGGTATTCCTGCTCAGGAAGCCTTCACGGCGACGACCAACCTCATCAACGACACCGAAGGCAAGCGAACCGAGTTCCGCGCCCTCGACGCCTACATCAAGGGAGAAATCTTCCATGGCTAAGTTCACAGCAGGTCAGACCGTCGTCGCCTCCAAGGACTTCAACTCCAGCTACTACGGGCGGATCATCACGACCGGTAAGCGCTACGTGGTTCTCAGCATTGGCCAGTCCACGGGCCGCGTCGGGGTTCGGGACGACCGAGGCTCCAAGCGGTTCTTCTCCCCAGATCAGTTCATGTCGGTCGAAGCCTACGAGTTAAAGCAGGCCCAGGATCGCATGAACCGCTTCGAACCCGGCGAGGTCATCCCGGTTCCGGTCGGCTCTTTCGGCGATCACCTCTTCCTCAGGGATGGCCACGGCATCATCCACGTCAAGCCGAAGCCCAAGCGCAAGACCCCGCGCTCCATCAAGATCGACCCAGCAGACGCCAAGGCGGCGCTCACGAAGATGCTGAAGGAAGTCTACGGCATCGACGCGACGGTCGAACAGGTGATCGGCGCGATGGACAAGTCCCTCGAACTGGTGCTCGGCGCATGACCCGGGAACTGAAAGCAGCGATCCTGCTCTGGAAGCGTGGCCAGCAGATCGACACCGCCCTCCACGCAACGCTCGCGGCCCAAGGTTATGTGGTCGCCAAACTCGAACGGCGTTACTGCGCCTAAATCTCTCCACACAAGGAATAATTGCACGATGGCAAAGAAAGAAACCCCGAAGTACCGCACCCCGCGTGGCATCGCAGTCTACCCGCGTCTCGACAACCCGGACACGAAGTACAACAAGCACGGCACCTACTCGGCCAAGCTGAAGCTCCCGGTCGCCGAGGCCAAGCCTTTCATCGCGAAGCTGCAGGAGCTTGCCAAGCCGCACTTCGGCAAACCGCTCCCGGTCAAGAAGAACCCGTGCTGGTACTACGAGAAGGTGACGGACGAAGAGACCGGCGAAGAGAGCGAAACCGGCTTCGTCATCTTCAACCTGCAGGTCAAGAACCGCGAGGTGAAGGACAAGAAGACCGGCGAGCTGAAGCTCTGGGATCGCAAGCCCGTCCTGTTCTCGGCCTCGGGCAAGGTCGTCAAGAGGGCCCGCGTTGGTGCTGGCACCGAGTACGCCGTGACCTTCGAAATCTACCTCGGCAAGGACAACGACGGCAATCCGACGATGCAGCTCCAGCCGACTGCGGTTCAGATCTTCAAGCTGGTCGAGTACGCATCGGGCGGCTCTTCGGTCAACCCGGCTGACTACGGCATCGAAGCCGAAGAAGGTGGCTGGGAGCCCGAGGAAGACGACGGTTCCGACGACAGCCAGGACGAAGGTGGCAGCGACGGTTCGGACGAAGGTTCGGACGAGAGCGGCACCGACGAAGAAGAGAACACGGACTTCTAATCGTTGCCAGCCAAAAAGTCGGCAGCACAGGTCGGAGCCCTTCACGGGTTCCGGTCTGGCCTAGAAGACGTTAACGCCCGGTTCTTGGCAGAGTGGAAGGTCACAGTTCAGTACGAGGAGTACGACATGACCTACACGAAACCGGCGAGAATTGCCAAGTACACCCCCGATTTCATCCTCCCGAACGGCATCGTGGTCGAGACCAAGGGCCGCTTCCTCACGGATGACCGGCAGAAGCACATCCTGATCAAGCAGCAGTACCCGAAGCTCGATCTCCGGTTCGTCTTCTCCAACCCGAACACCCGCATCTCCAAGCAGTCCAAGACGACCTACGCCATGTGGTGCGACACCCACGGCTTCCTCTACGCCTCCAAGGTCATCCCGCAGGAATGGCTCGCTGAGCCCAACGACCCGGAACGGCTGGAAGCTCTCTCCCAAATCCTCCGCAAGAAACCCGCCAAGAAAGGCACCTCCAAATGATCAAGTTCAAGTTCCGCCTGTCGTTCCGCCCGAACACCGACGCTGCAATCGCTCGCTTCACCGATGCCCTGACCGAGCTGGAAGCCGTCGAGGCCGCTGAACAGGCCAAGCTGACGAAGATCGCCGCGAAGATCGACGACCTGCGCGACAAGCAGGACGAGGCCGTCGCTGCCCGGGAACGCGCATCCAAGCTCCGCGCCAAGTTCGCCGACTTCCTCGCCGCCTGATCGACGTCGTCCTGGCGGGGGCTCTCGTGGCCTCCGCTCTCCTGCCGATCCTCCTCGACCTCAGCCTAAACAAGGACACATCATGGCTCTGAAATCAGTCGACTTCTTCTTCCTCACCCTCGGTTCCGTCGTCGGTATTCTCGCGATCCTGACCTCGGCTTACCCCGCAGTGATCGCCGGGTACCTCGTGCTCGTCCTCGCGTTCGCCATGGCGTTCGTCGTCGCGCTTCACGAGGGCAAGCCCTACTACATGGTCCGCGAAGGCACGAAGGTCTTCCTCGCCGTTGCGTTGGTCGTCTGGGCGCTCGCGGTTCTCGCTGCGGCAACGCTGGCGGTGTTCGCCTGATGCAGCTCATTCCGATCAAACCGTCCCGTGACGTCTTCGGTGACGACTTCGACGACCGCCTGTTCAAGGTCGATGAGCTGATGCGGACCCTCGACATCTCCTCCTATTGGATCGCCGGGGGCTACCTCCGCGACCGCGAAGCAGGGATCGCGCACAAGGACATCGACGTGTTCCTCCCGGGAGACGAACCTCCGGAATTGGCCGAGGGGTCTCATCGGTACGACCTCAACACCGCCTGTGTCATCCGCCTCGGCGACGACGAGGTGAACTTCATCCGACTGAACCACCGGCACACGCTGGAGACGGTCCTCGGTCGCATGGACATCGGCATCTGCCAGATCGGCAGGGACCAGAGCGGCACCATCGTTGCCACCCAAGCCTACCTCGACGACGTCCAGCACAAGACGCTCACCATCCTCGAACCGCCGCGCACCGATCACGACACGGATCACATCCGCCGCGTTCGGGCGAAGTTCCCCGACCACCGTGTCATCTACGCATAAGGACCAGCCGCTGACTGAGAAGAAACTACCGACCTTGATGGAGCTGATCGACCGCTACGTTCCCCGGCACACCCGGGAAGAGGTCGTCGAGATGTCCATCCGGTACGAGGAGCGCATCACCGCGCTACTTCGCACCATCCACGACTACCACCAGCGCTGTCACGCCTTGCAGGTCCATCTGGCCGAGCTGGAGGAAGAATACGCCAAGAAGACCATGATCCCGGCCAGCTACGGGAAGCTCAGCTCCCAAGCCGAGTTCCTCCCGCACCAATGGGCGAACCGGTTCACCGTCTACTGGCGTCCCGATCCGATGACGGCGTCGATCACGGTGGCACAAGAGCCGATCCGCAAGGATGAATACCCGAGGCTCTTCGAAGCGACCATGAAAGAGTTCGAACGGGGTGTAGTCCACAGGCTGACCGAGCAGCTCAGAGGCGAATACGCCAAGCTCTACGAAGCATCCCGACCCAAGTGAACTCAGGGGACAGCGAGTTCCTCCACCACGAGCCGTGCCCCAAGTGCGGATCGGAGGACAACCTCGCACGATACACCGACGGCCACGCCTATTGCTTTGGCTGCAATCATTATGAACCCGGAGACAAATCGATAGAAAGAGACGAGGCTCCTCGCGAGAGGAAAGACCTTGGTCTGATCGCCGTGGGCGAGCCAACCGATTGGCCATCCCGTGGGATCACACTCGAAAGCGCCAAGAAATGGGGCTTCACACGATCTGAGCTAGGCGGACAAGTCGTTCGCATCTTCAACTACCGAAACGCTCATCAACAGATCGCCGCGCAGAAGGTGCGCTTCCAGAAGAAAGACTTCCGCTTCCTTGGGGATACCGGGGAGGTGGGTCTCTACGGGATGCATCTCTGGAAGGGCGGCGGCAAACGCATCGTCATCACCGAAGGCGAAATCGACGCCATCTCCGTCAGCCAGGCACAGGGTCACAAATGGCCCGTCGTCTCGATCCCGACCGGGGTCAAGGGCGCGAAGAAGGTGCTCAGGAAGAACCTCGAATGGCTCAACCAGTTCGAAGAAGTCGTCCTCATGTTCGACATGGACGAACCCGGGCAGGAAGCCGTCAAGGAATGCTACGACCTGTTCGTCCCGGGCCGCTGCAAGGTGGCCATGCTCCCCGAGGGCTTCAAGGACGCGAACGACATGCTCAAGGCCGGGAAGGTCAAGGAGATTGTCGACGCGATCTGGCAAGCCAAGGTGGTCCGCCCTGACGGCATCGTCAACGGGGCCGACATGTTCGACCTCGTCAACACCGAAGACGACCTCATCGCCCAGAGCCTACCGTTCGTCGGTCTCCAGACCATGATGCGGGGTGTCCGTCTCGGCGAGCTGATCACGCTCACCGCAGGTTCCGGCATCGGCAAATCCGCGGTGGTCCGAGAGATCGCCTACCACCTCCTGTCCATGGGCGAAACCGTGGGCATGATGATGCTGGAGGAGAACACGAAGCGCACGGCCCTCGGGCTGATGGGCCTCGCCGCGAACAAGCCGCTCCACATCGATCGCTCAGCAGTGACCGAGGAGGAGTTCAAGTCAGCCTTCGACAACACCCTCGGTACCGGACGGCTGTTCCTCTACGACCACTTCGGTTCGACCGAGATCGAGAACCTGCTGAACAAGGTCCGCTACCTCGCCAAGGGGTGCGGGTGCCGGTTCATCGTGATCGACCACCTCTCGATTGTCATCTCCGGTCAGGAGGACGGCGACGAGCGGCGCATGATCGACAACGCCATGACAGCGCTCAAGGCTCTGGCCATGGAGTGCAACGTCTGCATCTTCCTGATCTCGCACCTGAAACGCCCGAGTGGCGACAAGGGGCACGAGCAGGGGGCCGAGACCGCGTTGGCCCAGCTTCGCGGCTCTCACGCCATCGCCCAGCTCTCCGACTTCGTGATCGGACTGGAGCGCAATCAGCAGAACGTCAACACGATCACGCACAACGGCAAGACGTACACGATCAACAACGTGACCACCCTGCGCATCCTGAAGAACCGGTTCACCGGGGAAACGGGTCCGGCTGGCTGGCTGCTCTACGACAAGTCGACAGGCCGTCTCTACGAGCTGATGGAAGACCCGACCGAGAAGAAGGACGGGCCGACCGGAGGTTCTGACTTCGACAACGACGATGATGACGGCGACGTGCCGTTCTGATGCAAGACCACACGAATGAGGCACTGCCCTCGAACCTCAAGGTCTCTCGCAAGGGAGGCCAGCTGATCCTCACCACACGCACGGCCACGATCTACATCGACGCTTCCCGCTGGAAGGAGGTGGTCGCGGTCATCACGGAGGTTTCTCAATAAGCCAAACCGCTAGCTCGTTCGAGTGGAAGATGCCCGATGGCGCTCCGCTCAGCGAGCATCAGCCGCAAACGCTCGTCTTCGACATCGAGACGGACGGACTAATCCCCGAGATGACCAAGGTTCATTCCTTGGTGATCAAGGATGCAAATACCGGAGACAACTGGAGCTGCACCGAGCACGGCGACGAAGACGAATACTTCTCGGTCGAGCATGGGCTGGAACTCCTGATGAAGGCTGACACCATCGTCGGCCACAACGTCATCGACTTCGACATCCCCGCCATCCAGAAGATTTACCCGTGGTTCAAGCCTCGGGGCATCGTGCGTGACACGATTGTCATGTCCCGGCTCATGTACGCCGACATGCGGGACGCCGACTTCCGGCAGCTGGACAAGCGGAAACGCGAGGGCAAGCTCTGGATCACGCCGAACCTCTTCGGTCGTCACTCGCTGGAGAGCTGGGGCCAGCGCCTCGGTATCTGGAAGGGCGACTACGGCGACATCCGCAAGAAGGAAGGCGTCAAGCTCGGGCTCAAGGGCGAGGCGCTCACGGCCTACGTCTGGGGCGTCTGGTCCCGCGACATGCAGGATTACTGCGAGCAGGACGTCGAGGTCACCGCCAAGCTCTGGCACCGGCTGAACAGCAAGGGTTTCTCGGAAGAGAGCATCTCACTCGAACACGCCGTTCGGGCCATCGTTTCACGGCAGGAACGCTATGGCTTCGCCTTCGACGAGAAGAAGGCCGCAGCGCTCTACGCCAAGCTGGCCGGTGAGAAAGCCTCGCTGGAAGACCAGCTGTCCAAGGAGTTCGCTCCGTGGTTCCGCTTTGAGGAGGAAGTCGAGGTCACCTCGGCCCGATCCGTCAAGCGAACCGATCTGGACATCACGGTCACGATCCGCAGGTTCTCCGAGAAGACCGGCAAGGAACTGGCCCCGTATGTCGGCCCGGTGCGCGAGCATTACGAAGTCGGCGCGGTCTATTCCAAGGTCAAGCTGAAAGCGTTCAACCCGGGCTCCCGCCAGGACATCGCCAACCGCCTGATGACGCTCTACGGGTGGAAGCCCAAGGAGTTCACCTCGGACGGCAACGCGAAGGTCGACGAAGAGGTTCTCAAGGGCCTCAAGTTCCCTGCCGCCAAGACCCTGTTCCGGTACCTGCTGATCCAGAAGCGGATCGGCCAGCTCGCCGAGGGCAAGGAAGCGTGGCTGAAACACGTCCGCAACGGGCGCATCCACGGGCAGGTCAACACGAACGGCGCTGTCACGGGTCGCATGACCCACAACAAGCCCAACGTTGCCCAGACACCCAGCAGTAGAGCCCCGTTCGGACACGAGTGCCGTGAGCTGTTCTACGCCTCGGCTGGGAAGCTGTTGGTCGGCTGCGATGCCGACGCTTTGGAGCTTCGCGATCTCGCTGGCTACATGGCCGCTTACGACAACGGCGCGTACATCAAGACTGTCCTCGAAGGGAAGAAAGAGGACGGGACCGACATGCACACTCAGAACGCCACGGCGCTCGGGTGTGATCGCGACACGGCGAAGACTTGGTTCTACGCCTTCATCTACGGTTCCGGCGACTTCAACCTCGGGTGCATCCTCGGTGTCACCGGGTCGAAACAGAAGGTCACTGCGGCTGGCCGTGCGGCTCGCCAACGCTTCCTCAAGGCCCTCCCGGCGCTCAGCAAGCTGATCGACGCGGTCAAGAAGAAGGCTCTCAAGCAGGGCTACCTCAAGGGTCTGGACGGTCGTCTCCTCTACGTCCGCTCCGAACACGCCGCTCTCAACACGCTCCTGCAGTCTGCGGGTGCGATCCAGATGAAACGTGCGCTCGTCATCCTTGACAACCAGCTCCAAGAACTCGGGCTAATCCCCGGAGTTCATTACGAGTTTGTCGCCAATGTCCACGACGAGTGGCAGATCGAGGTCGATGAAGACAAAGCAGACCTCGTCGGACGAACAGCAGCTAACGCTATTCGCCTCGCCGGGGAATACTACAACTTCCGATGCCAGCTCGCCGGTAACTACGACACGGGCAAGAACTGGGCGGAGACACACTAAGACCTCGCAGAACAGCCCGGGCTACCTCTACGTCGCCGTCAATCCGGCATGGCCCGGGCACTGCAAGGTGGGCCTAGCGCTCGATCTCAACAACCGGCTGCGGCAGATGCAAACCAACTGTCCGCACCGGGATTATTCCTTTTTCACCGTCAGGGAGTTCCATGATCGCAAACAAGCTGAGGCAGTTCTACACGGCCTTCTCGATGGTTACCGGCTACCCGGGACCGAGTGGTTCTGCATACATCCAGAGGAGGCCGCTGGTCTGCTATGGGCCGTCGCTCGCCGGGATGCTCTCCCAGAGGGACCGGAAGGCGATGCAGGAGAACCTGACCGACAAATACGGCATCAGACAGATTGAGGCAGACGAATGATCCACGAATGGGAAACCGTACAGGCGACCGGCTGGTCGAACATGCCAAGCACGTACCGCATGAAGGTGCCGGGAGGCTGGCTCTACCGCTACGGCAACACAGCCGATAGCTCGATTGTCTTCGTACCGGAGGCCGCAGAATGAAAGTATGGATCATGCACGGAATGACCGAGAGTGGCGACGACGTGGGGCCGTATGCCTTTGCCTCCGAGCCCACGGTGGATGAGCAGATCGCCATCCTCAAGAGAGACATGCCGTGTGAGTTTGAGGACGCCGAAGACCTCGGGCCGTTCGGCTACATCTCGGACCTGACCGTCGAGCCGGTCGAGGTGATCGCCTGATGAGCATCGTCACGAAACTCCTGTGCCGCCTAGGTGCACACCGGTTCATCAAGATGCCGGTCAAGTGCATCACCACCCCGACCCGCAACATCATCGTCTGCGCGAGCGTCTGCTCGATCTGCGGCTACAAGTCTGATTTCTAAGGAGAACTTTTGAGAACACTGCTGATCGACGGAGACATCTTCGTCGTATCAACCCTAGCCACCCACGAAGTCGAGACCGACTGGGGTGACGACCAATGGACCCTCCATTGCGACGTGATGGCAGCGAAGGCTGCGATCCTCCAAGCCATCGAAAATATCAAGCGGGAGCTGGACGCCGACGACGCGGTGATCTGCCTCTCCATGGGCGAGACCTTCCGCCATCGCCTGTCGCCCGACTACAAGTCTGGCCGGGGTAGAAAGCCGGTCGGAACTGGGGAGGTCAAGCGCTGGCTCATCGAAGAGCATGGCGCAAAGCTGAAACCCGGGATCGAAGCCGACGACACGATGGGCATCCTCGCGACCCACCCGAAGCTCATCAAGGGGGAGAAGATCATCGTCAGCCAGGACAAGGACATGCTCACCATCCCGGGCAAGCTCTACCGGGGCGGGGAGGTCATCGACGTGTCGCCGGGCGAGGCACGCTACAACTGGATGATGCAGACGCTCACCGGGGATGTGACCGATGGTTACCCGGGCCTCAAGGGCATGGGCCCGGTCAAGGCCGCGAAGGTGCTCGACAAGGTCGGACCCGACGGGGACCCGTGGCCAGCCGTGGTCGCAGCCTACGAGAAAGCTGGGATGGCTGAGGAAGACGCGCTGCTCCAAGCCCGTCTGGCTCGCATCCTTCACTGGACCGACTACGACTTCAAAGCCAAGGAAGCGATCCTGTGGCACCCGTGAAGTCTGACGGAGGCTCGACCTCCTATTACAACATCCCCGGATACGCGACCGATCTGCAGGACCTCATCGAGCACAAGCGGATGGAGTTCGGGATCGGAAACATCTTCAAGGCTTGCTACCGGCTGGGCGAGAAAGATGGCACGTCGAAGCGTTATGACCTGAACAAGATCATCTTCTTCGCTCAGCGCGAGTTAGCGAGGATGGATCGGGAGGGAGCTGCTCAGTCCTGAAGGTCTTCAACGACGGAGTCGAAATGCCCCCGGACCACGTAAGGCACCAAGGTTCCACCGCCACCTGTAAACACCTTCGTGAGCTGATGGCCTTCCGATTCCCCGTATGGAACAACAGCAGTGACGAACTTCGGATTAATTGCTGTGCGCTCGCCGTTGTGAAGCGTGAAGATGCGAAGAGACATGGTTACCTCTGGATTGTGTCTACACAGGCATACGTAAAGGCAACCGGTTAGAACTTCAAGTTAGGGGCAACAGTAGCATGTCTCAGGATGCCTTAGACAAACCTCATGTATCCAAACAGCTGGTTGAACACTTGGAGGCGGTCTACTCAGGCCGTCTCTCCGAGAACCTGCTGACCCTTTCAGACCGCGAGCTTGGCTCCAAGGTGGGCCAACGCATGGTCGTTGACTACCTCCGGGGCCTCCTCGAACAGCAAGAAGAGGAGAACGTTCTACTTGTGCCCACCTAAGAGGCCCAAAATTCAGAAGGCCGATCCCGTGATCGCGCCCCCGCCGCCAGCCGCCGACGTCCAGAAGGCACCGGTTCTGAACGAGGCCACCATCCCGGCTGCATCTGACGGTGCAACCTCCAACATCAACCGCAGGGGCCGCTCGTCCCTCGTGATCCCCCTGACCAACACCCGGCAATCCGGGGTTAACATCCCCCGATAATCATTGGCTGAAATCGAGAAAGTCTCAGCCAAGGCTCTCTACGACAGGCTTGTCACCGACCGCGACCCGTATCTCAAGAGGGCGCAAGAGGCGGCAGGACTGACGGTCCCGCACCTGATGCCACCCGATGGCGTCTCTGCGTCGACCGCGTTGGAAGAGCCCTCGCAAAGTCTGGGTGCCCGGGGTGTGCGCCATCTGGCATCGAAGATCCAGCTCGCACTGTTCCCCATCAACACCCCCCCGTTCAAATACGAGATCGATGACATTGGCGTTCGGCAGTTGACCGAGGGCCAGGGCAAGAACGGGGAAATCAACAAGGCGCTGGCCGAGCGCGAACGAGCTGTCGTCACCGAGATGTACGGCTCCGTGTTCCGCCCCGTGTCGTTCGAGGCGTGTCGTCAGCTGATCGTCGCTGGCAATTACCTCCTGTATATCCCGAAGGAGGGACGCCCGAGAGGCTTCCGGCTGAACCAATATGTCGTCGACCGCGACGGAGCTGGGAACGTCCTCGACACCGTCGTCAAGGAAAGCATGTCCCGCGAGGCGCTCCCACCGGAGATCGCCGCCAAGCTCGGCCAGACCGAACAGAAGGACACCGACCGAGAAGCCAACATCGACATCTACACGCACATCCGCCGCGTAGGCGACAAGTTCGTCGTGACGCAGCAGATCGACGACGTGGATGTTGCTGACGGCGGCGAATACCCGGTGGACGACTGCCCGTGGCTCGCGCTGCGCCTAACGTACATCGAAGGTGAGAACTACGGTCGTGGCTTCGTCGATGAATACATGGGCGATCTCACGGCGCTAAACGCGCTCACCGAAGCTCTCCGCGATGGTACCGCCCAATCCGCGAAGGTCGTCTGGCTCGTCGCCCCGAACTCCGTCGTTAAGGCCCAGCAGCTCGCCAAGGCCAAGAACGGTGGGTTCGTCACGGGTGAAGCCAACTCGGTCACCCCGCTGCAGGTCAACAAGCAAGCAGACTTCGCAGTCGCCGAGCGTTTCATCGCTCAGCTGATCGAACGCCTTTCCTACGCCTTCATGCTCAACAGCGCCGTCCAGCGCAGCGGTGAGCGTGTGACTGCCGAAGAGATTCGGTACATGGCCAACGAACTGGACCAAGGGATGGGCGGCATCTACTCGCTGCTCTCCGAGGAGTTCCAGCTCCCGGTCGTCCGCCTCTACGAGAAGCGCATGGAGCATAACCGCAAGGTGCCTCCGCTTCCCAAGGGTGTCACCAGCGTGAAGGTCATCGCCGGTCTCGACGCTCTGGGCCGAGGCAACGACCTCCAGAACCTAGACGCTTTCATCGCCGGTCTCGGCCAGCTGTTCGGACCTCAGGAAGTCGCTCGCCGGATCAACGCTGGTGAGTACATGACCCGCCGTGGTGCCGCTCTGGGCATCGACACGAATGGCCTCGTCCGCACCGACGAAGAACTGTCTCAAGGCGATCAGACGGCTCAGATGCAGCAGATGATCGAGAAGCTCGGTCCTCAGGCTATCGCTCAGATGGGCGGCATGGCCAGAGAGGGCATGAAGCAGGAAGCAGCAACAGAAGGAACCCCGAATGGCTGATGAAGCCCCGAAGGTCGAAACGACGACCAAGGCCCGATCCAAGGCCAAGCCCGCAGCGGCACCCGCCGTTGAACCCAGCAAGCCCGTGCACATCAGAGAGGACTATTGATGCAAATCGCAGCAGCCGCAGCAGTGACGCCCGAAGCCACCACCCCGGAAGCATCTCAGGTTGATCCTGCTGCTGCCGCTCTTGCCGAAGCCGCAGCCGCCGCCCCAGCTTCCACCGAGGAAGCACTCAGGGCCAAGTCTGAGGAAGCAGCAAAGGCGGACGCCCCGGCTCGACCGGAGTGGCTCCCCGAGGAGTTCGAGAGCCCGGAAGATTTCGCCAAGGCATTCGCCGAGCTGAAGGCTGGCAAGCCCGCCGAAGCCGAAACCCCGGCTGAACCCGAGGCCAACGCCGAAGAGAAGACCGAAGAGAAGCCCACGCCGGTCGTGGACGTCAACGCGGTCAGCGCCGAGTTCGCCGAGAAGGGCGAGCTGTCCGAAGAAACCTACGCCGATCTCGCTGCCAAGGGCTTCGACAAGGCGTTCGTCGACAGCTTCATCGAAGGTCAGAAGGCTCGCGCCGATGCCGTCGAACGTCGCCTCACGGACGCAGCCGGTGGCAAGGACCATCTGGACCGCATGTTCGCTTGGGCATCCACGTCGATGACCGAAGCCGAGATCACGGCCTACAATGCGTCCTTCGCGAACGCCGACGTGACGGCAGCTGAGCTGGCCATCAAGGAACTCCGCAGCAAGTACGAAGCGGCCAACGGTCGTGACGGCACTCTCCTCGGAGGTAAGGCCCCGAGCGCTGCTGCAGACACCTTCGGTTCGTGGGCCGAAGTCACTCAGGCGATGAGCGATCCTCGCTACGAGAAAGACCCGGCGTACCGCGCCAAGGTCGAATCCAAGATCGCCCGATCTTCCATCTAACGAAAGGAAACCATGGCCTACGTCCTGGGCCGTGGAAGCCTTGCCAAGCTCACAGGCGTTCACCCTGACCTCGTCAAGGTCGTCAAGCGAGCAATCGAAATCACCCCCGTCGACTTTCAGGTTCTGGAAGGCGTCCGGTCACTGGCTCGACAAAAGCAGCTGGTGGCTCAGGGCGCATCGACTACTCTTCGCTCTCGTCACCTCACCGGTCATGCAGTGGACATTGCTCCGCTGATCGACGGAAAGGTGTCGTGGCATTGGCCGCACTACTACCCACTCGCAGAAGCCATCAAGAAGGCAGCGAAGGAAGTCGGCGTGGCCATCGAGTGGGGCGGTGATTGGAAGTCCTTCAAGGACGGCCCGCATTGGCAGCTTCCACATGCCAAGTATCCCGCATGAAACCATCCAAGCGTAAGACCTCCAAGGTCTGGCTTGCGTTAAATACCCTCGCATCCTTCGGGGCTCTGTTCTTCGCTCTATTCAAGGGAATGGACGGGGCCGCGATGGCGTTGTCCGCTCTACCTCCGTTCTTCTACGGTATCTACACCGGGGTCGGACACATGGACCTGCGACGGGTTCTCTCTTCCTCCATTCCAACACAAGGACCCGAGTGCCCCCCTTCGTTCTCAAATGGGTAGCCCCGATCCTGATCGTCCTGGCTGTCGTCGGCGTGATCTACGGCAAAGGCCGTCTCGATGCCAAACACGCAGCCGAGGTCGCCAATCTGAAGCGCGATCTCGCGACCGCCACCCACGTCATCGAGCTGGAGCGCGAAGCTCGTGAAGCCGATGCTGCTCTGGCGTCCGCACAGGCCGTCAGGCTCAGGGAACTATCCGCCAAATCCGATGCAATACAGGAGTATGCCGATGCGCTTGAAGATGCTCGTCGCGAGTGCCTTAGTGGCGCTGACAGCGACCGGCTGCGCGACCTCTGGAAGTAGCCTCAGGCCGATCCCGGTCCTCCCGGCAGACCTCCGCGTCTGTTTCGACAGTACGGTCCCAGCGCCCAAACCCGGGCCGATGACCAAGTCCGATGTCTTCCGGCTTATCGCCAAGTTGAAGCTGTCGGAAACCGAGAAAGTCGAGTGTGGGAAGCGTCTCATCGCCTTCCACGACAACATCTCCAAATAGGGGCAACAGTAGGATCATTCATTTGGTCCAGCATGTGTCCTTTCTCTGAACTACGAACCCCCGACGCTCAACTGGCCTGAAGCCGGTTAATCCTGAAGAGGCGCACCACGGGGGTCTCTTTTCTTGCTCCGATGTTTCTGACTGATCCCGCCTCTTCTCAGAGGGCGATCCACAGGAACCAAGGAAGTCTCACAGTAGACACTTGGCGATCCCGCCGACTTTCCCTTGCGGGGGTTAGAAGCCGGATCATCTCCAGTCGTCCGCCTGTGCTGCTCCGAGGTCCTCTACCTCAGAACAACGACAGGAAATTCTATGGCAGATGCAGTTGTCTCCCGCCTTGGTCAGGCCAATGGCGCTGGTGACGTAAAGGCAAACTTCGTCAAGGTAGCAACCGGCGAAGTCATCACAGCGTTCGCTCGCACGACCGAGTTCGCTGACAAGCACATGGTGCGCAACATCAAGGAAGGCAAGTCCGCCTCCTTCCCGGTAACGGGCCGCACGAACGGCGCTCGCTACCACACCCCGGGCACTCAGGTTCTCGGCACGGTCTTCAAGGGTAACGAACGGGTCATCACCATCGACGATCTGCTCCTCACGGACGCATTCGTTGCCAACATCGACGAAGCCATGAACCACTTTGAGGTTCGCGGCGAAATCACCAAGCAGATGGGCGAAGAACTCGCTCAGGCTTACGACGCAAACGTTGCCCGGGTTGGCGTTCTCGCTGCTCGCGCTTCCGCTGTAGTCGACGGTCTGCCGGGTGGCTCGGCCCTCACGAACGCCGCTTACCTCACGGACAGCGACATTCTGGCCGAAGCCTTCTTCCAAGCGGCTGCTGTCTTCGACGAGAAGTTCGTTCCGGCCTCGGAGCGCTACGGCTACGTCAAGCCGACGCAGTATTACGCTCTGGCTCAGAACACCAAGGTCATCAACAAGGACTGGGACGGCAAGGGTTCCTACTCGGACGGTAAGGTAGTCAAGATCGCGGACATCCCGCTGGTCAAGACCGCAAACCTCCCGAACGGCAAGTCCTTCGCAACCGGCCCGACCGCCTATCAGGGCGTGTTCACCAACACCGCCGCGCTGATCATGCACAAGGGTGCAGTCGGCACGGTCAAGCTCCTCGATCTCGCGATGGAGACGGAATACATGGTCTCGCGTCAGGGCACCCTCATGGTTGCCAAGTACGCGGTCGGCCACGGCATCCTCCGTCCCGAGTGCGCAATCGAGCTGAAGACCGCCTAATCGGCACTCACTTCCTTAACCGGGGTCCTTAACAGGGCTCCGGTTTTTTCGTTTCAACCAGCGGAGAAACATCCATGGCACTGGGGCTCGCCCCTCTGACAGAGCTTGATGCTGTCAACGAAATCCTCGGGACCATTGCGGAAAGCCCGGTCAACTCTCTCGACGAAGAGGTTGTCATCGACGGTTCTCTCGCGATGAAGATACTCAAGACCACCTCGGCGGAAGTCCAGACGCGGGGCTGGTGGTTCAACCGGCTGGAAGGCTTGGAGCTGACCCCCGATGTTCGCAAGGAAATCCAGCTCCCCCCGAACGTCCTCAAACTCGCGGCATCCGGCCAGACGCCCTCCAAGGTGGTCCAGCGCGGTCTGCTGCTCTACGACCTGACGAACAAGACCTCCCAGTTCGAAGCCCCGGTCACCGTGGATTTGATCCAAGGGCTCGAGTTCGAGGAGCTGCCGTCGTCCGCCCGGGTCTACATCACGGTTCGGGCCGCTCGGAAATATCAGGATCGCTACTTCGGCGAGGATTCCACGCACTCGTATTCCAAGCAGGACGAGCTGGAAGCGCTGGTGTCGTTGAAGAACGAAGACTTGGAGTTCGACGACCCGAACATGCTGGAAGACAGCCAGTTCGTCACGGGACTGCGGAAGCCGTAATCTTGGCTCGCATCTCTGGGTCTATCCCGAACTTCGCGAATGGTGTCAGCCAACAGGCCATGGCCCTTCGCCTCGCCACCCAAGGCGATCTGCAGGTCAACGCATATTCCACCATCATCGAAGGGAACAAGAAGCGGCCTCCGACCGAATACGTGGCTGCACTCGGGTCCATCCTCGACGGGCAACCGCTGTTCACCCACCTGATCCAGCGCGACGGGACCGAGCAGTATTGGGTCTTCATGACCAAGCTCGGCATCCGCGTGTTCGATCTGAAGGGCATCGAGAAGACGGTCAACGCCCCGAACGGCTACGGCTATCTCTCGCACAGCTCCAGCCTGAAAGTAGCGCCGTTCCGCGCCACGACGGTCGCCGACTACACCTTCATCGTCAACCAGACGAAGACCGTGGGCATGGCCTCGACGACCACCCCGGCGTTCAAGAGTGACGCGATCTTCAACATCCAAGCCGGGAACTACGGGCGCACCTACCAGATCAAGATCGACGGTGTGGTGAAGGCTCAGTATCGGACGCCGGATGGCGACAGCGCTGCCCAGTCTCCTGCGGTGGATTGCACGTTCATCGCCGAGCGTCTGCTCAACGGCAAGACCATCGAGCTGGAGGAGACCGTCAACAACCAAGCGAACGGGAACTGGACGTGGAAGACCACGGACAAGAACCTCGTAGCCGAGGGCATCACCCCCGCGAACGGTTGGACGACCAAGGTGATCGGCTCCACGATCTACGTCCAGAAGAACGACGGGACCACGTTCCGCGCCGAGCTGGACGACGGTTTCAACGGGAATGCCTCCAAGGTCATTCAGAACGAGACGCAGGACTTCCCCTCGCTCCCACGGCAGTGCGTCCATAATACCGCCGTGCAGATCACCGGAGCCGCAGGGAACGAGTTCGACAACTACTACGTCCGGTTCGACGCCAAGAACGACGACCATCCGCATGGTGTCTGGAAAGAGGTCCCGCAGCCCGGGATCAAAACCTCGTTCGACGCCAACTCCATGCCGCATGTCCTCGTCCGCGAGGCCGATGGCACCTTCACGTTCAAGCCAGCGACGTGGGACCTCCGCAAGGCTGGTGACGAGAAGACCTGTCCGCAGCCTTCGTTCGTCGGGGCCAAGATCAACGATGTGTTCTTCTTCAAGAACCGCGTGGGTTTCCTGTCCAAGGAATCCGTGATCATGTCCCGGGCCGGGAGCTACTTCGACTTCTGGAGGGCGACCGCGACGACGCTGCTCGACGACGATCCGATTGACGTAGCCGGGGTAGGGGCTGAGGTCTCGATCCTCCACTACGCCGAGGCTCAGTTCGACCGGCTGGTCATCTTCTCCGACAGGAGGCAGTTCATCCTCATGGGCAACGAGCTGCTCACCCCGAAGACGGTCTCGATCCGTCCGTCCACGGCCTTCCCGAGTGCACCCCAGGTCGCACCCGTGTCGAGCGGTCAGTCGATCTTCTTCGCCATGGACCGGGGCCTGTTCACGATGATCCGTGAGTATTCTCTGGAGCCCGATACGGGCAACGCGGAGGCGGACGACACCACTTCGCACGTACCCCAGTATATCCCGGGTGGACCGACGCTCATGGCTGCGGCTCCTCAGGAGGACATGTTGGCCGTCTACTCCCCGAAGGATAAGGCGGCTCTCTACGTCTACAAATATTACTGGGCGCAGGACCAGAAGCTCCAATCGAGCTGGTCGCGCTGGGAGTTCCCCGGCGTCACGGCGATCCTGAACTTCAAGTTCATCGACAGCAAGATGCTGCTGGTGGTGAGCCGTGGCGGTTCGGTGTTCTTCGAAACGATGGACATCCAGCCGGGAGCAGTCGACCCGGGCGGTGAGTTCGTGGTCAATCTCGACAGGCGCGTCCTCGTGTCTGACAAGGCTGGGCGCGTCTACGACCCCTACGACAAGAAGACCGTGGTGCCTGTCCCGTTCGATCCGACCGGAGACGACTACATCTGCGTAACTGGGGCAACTGGAGGAAGCGCTTCGCCTCACGGCCTTAAGGTTCAGATACTCGACAAGGGCGTAGACACCGTCACGCTCTCGGGCGATCTGAGGCAGGAGAACCTGTATTTCGGCATCAGCTACACCATGCGCTACCGGCTCTCGGACATCTTCATCCGTCAGCCTAGTCAGGGCGGGGGATCGCTGGCCGTCACGCAGGGCCGTCTGCAGCTGATCAAGCTGATCCTGCAGTATTCGAAGTCCACCTTCATTCAGGTCGAGGTGACGCCTCTGGGCCGCTCAACGCGCACCTACGTTCACAACGGCCGTCTTATGGGCGATCCCGAGAACAGGGCCGGTATTGCCACGCTCAAGGACGGGAACTTCGCCGTGCCGATCCTCGCCCAAAACAACCGGGTGCAGATCGAAATCGTCAACGACAGCTACCTGCCTTCCTCCGTCATCTCGGCGGAATGGGTCGGGGAGTACGTCCAGAGAAACCGGAGAATATAACTGGTGACCATTCGCAGGGCCGAGGTGGCGGACGCCGTCTCCTTGGCTCCGCGCCTCAGGGAAGCAGATCGCCGGGAGTGCCTAGCGCATCACGGGATCGACCCGCAGTTCATCCTTCCGTGGTCAATCCAAGAGGATCGCCTCGCGTGGGCCTTCATCGACGACGACGGGAAATGCATTGGCCTCTTCGGCGTCTCCCCCGTGGACCAGCATCCGTACTTCGGTCTGGTCTGGATGGTCACATCGGACGACGTCTTCCGCCACAAGAAGAAAATCCTGCGCGATAGCCCGGTCTGGCTGAACAAGCTGCACGACCTCTATCCGCTGTTGGGCAATCACGTCGATGCCCGTAACCGGTCGCACATTCGCTGGCTCAAATGGCTCGGCTTCTCAATGCTGAGGGTCGTGCCAGAGTTCGGCGTCGAGCGGCGACCATTCATCGAGTTCGCAAAACTAAGGTCAAAACCGTGTGCCTAGACCCGATTAGCTTGGCTGTCGGTCAGTTTGCCATGAGCGCCGTAAGTTCCGTCATGGGCTTTCAGGCGCAAGAGCAGCAGTACGAAACACAGCAGCAAGTCTACGAGAACAACCGGATCGCGGCGAATAGGGCTGCGGTCAACACCATGGCCTCCACCCAGAACCGAATCCTGCAAGAACAGGCGGCGGCATCTGACGAGGCACAGAAGCTCAACATCGAGAGCGCCAAGGGTCGAGCCACAGCATCCGTTGCTGCCGGTGAGGCTGGCGTTGCTGGTCTGTCGGTCGATGCTCTCATCGCCGATTACTACGGACAGCAGGGCCGCTTCGAACGGACCCTCGACAATAACCTCCAGATGCAGACCAGCTACCTCCGTGGCGAGATGGATGCGGCCACCGCTCAGGCGGAAGGTCGGATCAATTCGGTCGATCAAGGAGCACCCCCGTCATTCGCAGATGCGGCTCTCCGCGTCCTCGGTGGCGGTCTCGACGCCTTCACGGGCTACAAGCGCAACAAAGCAGCAGGGATTACCTAACGCATGAGACAGCAGGGCCGGGTTCAGGCACCGGAGCTGCAGGGCAACGTCGCTCTGCGTCCAGCTCCCATTCAATCAGACACATACGCCGCTCCGGCCCGTCCGGCGACGGACAACAGACTGGCGTCGTTGGCTCAGGCCCTCGGCGCATTCTCGAACAGCATCGGGGATTACGCCTCCACGGTGAAACCTTCGAAGGAAGACCGGCAGAAGGCAATCTGGGCAGCTGAGCGGAAGATGGAGGGCATGTCCCTTGAGGAGACCCGCAAAGCCGTAGACAGCGGTGCCCTCCCGGTATTCGCCGACAAGTGGGCCCAGCAGTCCGCCAACGCTATCGCCGGGGGTAAGGCCGGGTATCTCTTCGCCAACGAGCTGAAGGACCAGATGACCCGGGACTTCGACTGGGACGGCGGCGATCCCGACAAGCACATCACCGACGCGATCAACGGGTACATCGAGAACAGTCCGTACAAGGACGACCCGAACTTCGGTTCCAACTTCATCAAGAACGCCTCGGCCCTCCGCGAGTGGTCGGTGAAGTTCAAGATGGACCGGAAGACCGAGCAGTTCGTCGAGACGCAGCAGCAGTCCGCCTTCGACTTCATCAGCACGTTCATCGACAGCCAATCCGAGGCTGGCACCGATCCGAAGGAACTGACGAAGAACCTGTTCAAGCAGCTCCCGGTTCTCGGCAAGGCTGGCACCCTCGGCGTCAACGAGGAAGCGCTGGAAGGCGAGGTCCTGAACGCCGCTCGGCGCATCGCCGGTAGTCACCCGGAAGTCGCCCTGGCTATCATCAACCACACCCGCAAGGGCCGCGACGGGATGGACCGATCGTTCGCCGGGGATCAGGACAAGCAGGACACCATTCTGCACATCAGGGCCACGGCTGCGAAGGCTATCGGCGAACAGTTCGAGGCTTCCGAGAAGGAGCGGATCGCCGGTTACAACGTCGAGCTGTTCAAGGCTGGCAACGGCGACCAGATCGTCGACCGGGTCATCAAGACCCCGGATGGACGCGAGGTCACACTCACGGCGGAAGCCCAGCGCAAGGCCGTCGAGACCGAGTACGCCCGCCAGTCCGCGCTCATCGCCAAGCACCGGAAGGAAACCCCGGATGAGACCATGTTCCGCGAGCTGCGGGACTATCGTCGTCAGGGCGCGACCCACAAGGGGCTGGAGCAGACACTGACCGGGATGGCCGATATGGCCTCCGTTGACATGATCGGCGACCCGGAGAGCAAGGACCGGCTGATGAACAAGCTGAACGTCTACCGGAAGCTCCGTCAGGAGAGCAAGAACTCGATCATGGCCTACACGAAGGAGAAGGACCGGGATTTCGCGGAGGCATTCGTCGAAGCGACCGACTATCTCGACATGTCCGACGACGCACCTCTGGAGTTCGCCATCAAGGTGACGCAGCCGCTCGACGCCGCTGGCCGGGAGCAGGTCTCAAAGTACCAACGCGAGATCGACAGCGAGATAGGCAACCTGTCCACCAAGAGGGACTGGTTCGGGATCGAGACGGACAGCGATCCGACGAACTTCTCGACGGTCAAGACCAAGGTGTCACAGCTGGCTCAGAAGATGGTCGCAGCCGGGGTCAAACCGAAGGAAGCGATCACGATGGCGGCGAACGCGGTCAAGGCGAACACCCAGTCGCACAACGGTACGCTCCTCGATCTCAACGGGCTCGACGTGCCGGATCAGTTCCCTGACGCCGTGGACGAAGCTCTGGTCCAGTTCATCGCAGCGAACCCGAAGGTCATCGAACGCTCTGGGCTCGATCCCGAGGACCTGACCATCGTGCCGCTCGGGGGCGATGTCTCCGGTGGACGCTTCAAGATCGTGTCGAAGGACAACGTCGCGGTCCCGCTCTACAACGACCGGCAGGAAGTCGCAGTCCTCACGCTGGCCGGTATCCGCAAGGCATGGAACGAGCGGAAGGACGAGGACGATAGGGGCAACCTTAGGCAGGACGTGTTCGATCACTCCGCTTCGCAGAAGGGTCTCGTCTACGCTGTCGACAAGGACGGCTCCAAGTCGTGGATCGATCCGAAGACCAAGGAGAAGTACAGCTTCCAGTACACCGAGAAGGATCGCGCACCGATCTGGAAGAAGACCGGGAAGCGCTACAGCCGCGCCATTGTCACCCGCGACGACGGCGGATTCGTGCTCAAGGGCTACGAGGGCGGCAAATTCTGGGGTCGTCTCCGGGGCTCCGATCTCAAGAAGCATCGCGAAGAAATGAAGAAGTGGGAGAACGACATCGACGCAGCCGCAGCAAAGCGGCGTGAGTGGTGGGGCAAGATACTTCCCAGCATCAAGGTCGGTGACACCGTCCTCAACGACTAA